TCAGCGGTGTATGCATGTACATCAAATCCAGTAGATACTTCTTCAATTGCAACTCCATCCTGTGATAAGTATGCGGCAGCACGAAACTCTAGCTGTGCAAAGTCAGCCTCAAGTATCTTACCACCATCCCATCGTGACACAAATACTTTCTTTACAGGGAACGTGCCGCCACGAGGCATGTTCTGCATGTTTGGATTAGCACCAGACAGACGACCTGTCGCAGTGCGATGTTGTAGTAGGCTGACATGCAGCATACCATCTTGCTTGGTGTAGTTCTTAATGCCATCAACAAATGATGACAGGTAAGTGTCAACAGCAGACAACCTACGTACCTTAGATAAGAAGTCTACTGCATCATGCATACCTCTTGACTTAGCACCTGCCTCAAGCAATTGCAAGTTGTTCTTGCTAGTTGAGAAGCCATTGGCTGATGCCCACTTGGCAGAAGGTGGCTTGAACTTGAATCCAGCCAGCTTATCTGTAGGATTAAACAGATAACCTTCTGTGTGACAGTCAGGACACTTGCTTTGTTTAGCAAAGGGTTGACCATTCTTCTTTGTCTTGCGTATGTAACCCGTACCCTTACAGGTTCCACACTGTACAGCAGTAGTCCTGTATAGTCTTTGTGTACCTGTGGCTACCATATTCCTGAACTCACGCTCACTCATGTATGGATCGACCTGTGTAGCCCAATCTGTTTTGTTGATAACCTTACGACCATATATAACCCATGACAATTGCTCTGGGCTATTAAGATTGATAGGCGTATCACCCATAACTCTACGAACATGAACCTGCAAGTCGTCAATTAATTGACTCTTCTCCTGTTCAAATTCTTGACGTACCTCCTCCAGCACTTCCATGTCAACCTTGAAACCACGCTGATAGATACGTGCCAGTGTTACACATACCTGATTTGTCAGTGTGACTGTATCCATCAGTCTAGAACTGTCTGTCATTAGCTTTCTCATTAGCTTGTCAGATAACTCTTGTGTAGCATGTAGATCATGTGACAGATATGATGCAAGCAAGTCATACGGTATGTCACGTGTGCTATATCCCTTTGCAAAGTACTCCTTGAGAGTGTCTTGCTTACGTGTATCAAGCAAGTACCTGTCTGCACATGCCTCAAGAGACAGTGGTTCCTTCTGCCCACGCTGCAGAACGTACTCGCCAAGCATCGTGTCAAAGACAGGACCATCATATTTGAAGCCCGACTCCCACAGCCAAAGCAAATCATAAGCAGCATTGTGTGCAATGACGATAGTAGCTTTGTCAAGATAGGACTGGACAAGCAGGTGAGACTGCACGTCCGGTGGTGAACATTCAGAATGGTCAAATGAAACTATAGCTTCATCGCCCCTGTCTGTAAGTAGACCGACCATAACCAAAGAATTGTCTGGCTCAAACGGGTCAAGGTGTAGCTTACCGTTACGCTTTGTTGTTGTGTTCTCTACGTCTAGTGTTAGTTTCATTATGAATACCTCGCTGTTTTATAATCTAGGTTACTTGTAACACTACCGTGCCATCCTGTCAATTTATTTTTCACGACATTCAAATGACGCTCTGGGTCTTCCTCTTGCTCATTATTTTGGATTGGATTCTTGGCAATCAAAAGCATAAGGTCTGCCTCTGCTGCCTTACCTGTCTTTGATCCTTCCATCATAGACTGATTAAGCACTGTCCTACCTTCAGCATCAGCCGATAGCTGTGACATGTAGAACACAGCACACTCATGCTGCTTGGCAATCATACGAGCATGAATAGCATTGGCTTTGAGAGCCTCATCTGGACGGGCATAGCCTCCAGTCTTGGCAAACTTGTCACCCATATCAAGCAGAACTACATCAGGCTTGTATGTTTTACAAACCGACTCAACCCAATTCATGTCACGGCCTGTGGCATCTTTGATCTTGATGCGTTCCTTGACAGGTGCATACAAGTCACGTGCCTTTGCTGGGTCTTTCTTAATCTCCTGCATTGTCATGCCTGTGGCAGCAGTTAGGTATCTAGCACCGACACGGTGATAACCTTCTTCATTACACAGGATGATGCAGTTGGCACCCTGATGAGCAAAGCCACCGGGAGATGCAATCATTGAAGCATGAAAGGATGTCTTGCCCGTGTTAGGACGTGCGCCAATCTCAATCAAGTGACCAGCATTGACCCCCTCTACATTCATCACAAGGTTCTGCATGTTGAATGTCCACCGTGCCTCAAGATCATTACGCTGTAGCAGTGTCTCAATGTCGATGTCATCCCACTCAATGTTTAGGTTTGGTGTGAAGTCATCACCATACTGCTCAAGTATCTGACGCAATGGTTCAAGACTAGACTTGTCACCTACAACATACTCGACACCCAGATTGGCAATGTCTTCTCCCACTGCCTGTTGAAACAGCTTAGACAATACTTCCTGTGCTACATCACCACCAATAGGCTGCTCTCTTTTGATGTTAGCAAACAGAGAAGAATAGGCTTGCTTCTGTGCCGTAGTTAGGGTGGGATTGTTAGCCATGAACAATGCCTCAATCTCATCGGGCGTGACAGTACGCTCATACTGATCCATAGCCTTGTCGATAGTGTTCTTGATCTTCCTTACATCCTTACTGAACAGTCGATCAGGGCAACGTGCGCCACGGTGATCATCATAAAACTCCCTGTCCATCAGGCTTCTAATTAGTGATAATTCCATTTAACTTCTCCATGTCTGTTGGGTTACAATACTTTATATCATCCTTCAATTTCACGGGGCGTACATCCGATACGTAGCCTCGTAGTTCTTTTGCCATCTCAAGTGACTTAGTTAGTGCATCAGGGTCCAATGCTATCAAGGCTGTTGAGAACTGTGCAAGATAGCTTCTGTGCGAATCTTGAAGTGAAGTTCCAAGAAGCGCGACCCCAACAGCAGAACCCATACCAACAATGGCTGCACTCACACAGTCCTCAACAACTACGGCGACTTTACCACAACCATACGTGTATGGCAAGCCACTATTTCCATATCTCTTCCACTTAGGTATTCTTTTTCCTAATGTTCTACCCGTTGCATCAACAATCTTGCCGTCATGTACAACAGGAAACACAACTCTGTCTTCCTTTACATCATACATAAGACCTAACTCTTCTGCATTCAAGCCCCACTTAGCGCACCATCTATCCATGTACACTCCACCACTACGGGATACAACATACTCTGGCAATTCAAACTCAATGTCATCTACAGTTTCAATCTTCTTAAACCTAGCTTTGATATCATCAATGCTCATGCCTACACGGGTACTACCACTGACAGTGCAGCTAACCTTGTAACAGTTCCACACAAGATCACCCATGTTGTTAGTGATACTGAATGTATTCTTGCCCCTACATACAGGACAATCCATTCTCTGTGTCTCTCCATCAGAAACGTCATAGTCATTTACGTTTATCATATATGTGTCCTTTCTATATGTATTATATATATTATAATAGTAGTTCGTTGCGGCAGTTGAATGCTTATATCATGCTTTCTTTCTAGCTGTCAAGGCTAATTCTGCAGACTTGTAAGTATTTTTCATGTAGGGTTTGACTGACTGTGGGTTAGCATGTCCTGTAACCGACATGATTTGTCCTATTCCTACACCTGCCTCAACCATTTCCGTTGTGCCTGTCCTACGTAGATCACTGAGACGTAACTCAGGTGGTAAACCTGCAGCATCCATCAGTCTACGCGCATATAAGGGTAGCTTGTACTGCGAATAGGGCAGGTATTCACCCTGATATGGCTCCGGTCTTGGTGCCACGTAGGGTTGGAAACCAAAGTCTCTCTCCTGTACCACCAACATGTCATACAAATCCTCTTCAATAGGCAGAAAAACTTCTGCATTTCTCTTAGATTGAAGGACGTGTACTGATCTGTTCGTGAAGTCAACCCTATCCCATGTAAGCATACGCATGTCACCCACTCTCTGACACCACTCGTATGCCATGTGTGCAATCAAACCTATGTTACGGGTGCTAAAATCGCTGTACGCTACGTCTAGTAGTCTCTTGACATCCTCCCTACCCCAGACAACCTTGCGCGGCTCAGTGGACCTCCTACGCACGATAGCGAAAGGATTGGTTTTTATATGCTCCATTCTGATTGCGTAGTTTAGTAGCATGGTAGTGGCAGATATAATGTGATTAGCAAAAGCCAATCCCCTGTCGCACCATTCATCATAGGCCAGCTTTGCTTGCTTGGTTGTTATGTCCGACAGCTTCATGTCATTGAATGTTTTGTTGCCGACATTAGTTGACGATGCAAAGTTTAAAAGATAGGTATACTGCGTCTTAGTTTCATCACGTAAGTGTTTGAAATCGTGAGAAGAATAGTACTCATCTTTTAGTTTTTGAAATGTCATGCCCATCTTTCATTACTCCTCATGTTGTATAGTTTAACTGCTGTGTCTAATATATAATCCTTCCACATAAGATTGTCAAGTAGATGATCAGGAATATTTCCAATGCCGTAGTGTGCGCCAGCTATCATGCCAGCTACAGCACCACAGGTATCACTGTCGTAGCCACGATTGACTGCCTTGATAACACAATCCTCAAAGCTGTCCGTAGTTTGGAAAGCCCACATTGCACATTGATATGTCTCCGTCACGAATCCACCCGACATCACCTTGCTCCTGTCTATATCAACAGGTAGTCGGTAGGGTTTATACTTCTCAAGTGCGTCACTATGCCACAGTTCTTCTGTAAACATGTTACTAAAGAACACACAAAGATTGCTACCGTGTGTCAGTAGTGTCTGTTGTGTTGCCCATTGCAGTGCAGTCACCTTGTTTGGTGCAGCAATAACGATGGGAGCGATACGCATCAGCGCACCATTGCCGGATTGGGTTTCATCAGACACGCCCTGATACGGACGAGACGGGTCTTTGATATAGGCTTCCAGCGCACGTTGTGTTGTATTACCTATGTCAAAGCAGAACTCACGAGGGATAAACTTACCATCCATATACCATGACACAAAGTTTTTCATGGTATCATCAGGATCAAAACCTACGTTATCTAGTGTAGCCTCTGCCAGTGCCATTGCCATAGCTGTGTCATCTGTCCACTCGCCAATGTCCATATCATGTGCGCCACCTGTAGCATAGCGTCTTATATAATTGTCGGGTTCTCTGCTCTGAGTGAACTCCAGAGGTGCGCCAAGTGCGTCACCTACTGCAAGTCCAGCCAGCATCCCCATTGATTTACCTATCGTTAGCATTAGTATTTCCTTTCATAGAACTCAAACTGGTACTGTTTGCAAAACTCTTCTACAGTATCTAGTTTGCTAGGCATCCTGTCCTCTGTGTATATATTTTTCTTGAGGTATTTAAGAGCTTCCTCTTCTGTATCGAACTCCACATATCTTTCTTCCGTATAACATGTATCACCTATACCGTCATACTGAAAATCTTCTACATCAACCCAGCTTTTCCATATATATTTTTTCTTGAACTGCTGTTGACACGTAGACGTTACACCCCTTGGGGTATGCCACCATTTAATATAGTCTCCTATTCTCCAAGACAATTTTAGTATCCACATGGGTGGGTCAACGTCCTCTTTTATCTCCATCCAAATCCCCCACCAACGGGTGGGAGACTCTATCTTTTTTGTTTCAGCATCATAGAACACATCAATTAAAGTATAGCGTTCCAGTACACCATCTGAATTATACACACCCATCAGGCTGCTTCCAGTTGTCTGAACTGTGGTGTTTCAATCCACTTGGCTACACTAATCTCACGCTTGAACATGTTTACAGACTGTGTGTCTTTGCCTGTCTCACGTAGCTTGAAACCATTCTGCTCATCAGCATACGTTGCGTAGTTAGTAAAGGCAGAATACAGAGCGAACAGATTGTCACCACGATTAGTTACCTCTGAACGATACAGACTGTACATCTTCTCTGCATTAGCATCCTTCACAATATCTTTCAGCAGGTCTTTAACATTGACTTGCATAAGACTAGAGTTAGCCCAGCGCTGCATCTGCTTGGCATGTTCGTTGAAGTCTTGCTGTGATTTTTTCAGATCACTGGCAAACTTTTCCATGCACAGACCTGCTGTATTCTTACGCATCACCCTGTCGTGATTGCCCCTGATCTGCCCGTTGAGGCAGAAGAAATCAATCGCACCAAAGATAGCTGTGTTAGAACACGTGCCATCCACACCATGCAGTGCAATGATACGCTTCATCAGACTAAACTCTTTCTTATCAGTCTGAATTTTCTTTACTACATTAGGCAGACGCATGTCCATCATAGCCCAGCCATTATTGTGGGCATCCTTCCATGTAATCTCTGCACCCTCCATGTCATGTGCTGACATGTTGTCTGTTGTGGCGTTGATTACTTTATTAAAGAACTCACCATGTGGCACACAGTTAAAACCCTTGCCGACAATAGCAATGTACTCATCAGTGTTCTTGTTGACTACATATTTTTTGTCAGGCATCTTGGTAGTTTCATAGCCTACTTCAAAGTCGATATTCTCTGGAATAAATTCAAAAGGCATGTCTCATTCTCCTACTATACAATGTTAAACTTAGTGCGAACTTGGTCTACTACGTCTTCCAATTCTTGCAGATCAAACGCTGACAGGTATCGCACTCCACCATTACATCCATAGCCACCAGTGTCTACAACTCTATGTGCTTTATCTGCAATGTCTATGATAAGTTGTACCATATCTTTTGGCATGGCGTCAATAACTTTCTGACGTTCAGCACGTTCTTTCTCACGTTCCTTTGCCCAATATTCACAGCGTTCCTCATGCGTCATGTTCTCAAACTTCTTTGCCATATCACTTCTCCTTTCGCTATTCATCCCCCTCATCCCACTGATAATCTGCATACCAGTTCCTCACAAAATCTTCATCACTTGGCTGGTACAAACCAAAACGCCTAGCAAAAAAATCATCAGCACCATCTAGTTCACGGATAGTATCGTAATCA